CGGCCAACCCGCCCACGGGCGCCGGCGGCCTCAAGCCCGCTCCGGCGAAGCCCGGCCAGCCGCCGGCGACAGTGTATTCTCGCGTCTGATCCTGGCACAGTTCGCGCCGGTTCTAGCAATCGGGGGTTCCGGGCGGCTGGAATGCGGTGGGGCTGCAGCTGGGGATCTTGGCCTTTGCAGCCTGGTAGAATCCCACTAGCCGGCGCCTTTGATGGGCCTTCCAACAGGCCGATCGGTGCGCATGCATGGCTAGAAACGCCTCTGTGAGCCTTGCCTCCTCCTTCAGAACCGACCAAATGCAGACGTTGGGGGCCGCCTGGATCGCTTGCCTGGTGGCCTCGTAGGCGCTCTGGGGGGCATGGGGTTGCCATGGGAGCCCCTGGGGACAATCAAAGTCAGGGGTCTGGAGACCACGGAATGCCGCCACCAAGCTCTCCCGGAACGACCTTCCCCCATCTCGATCACGACAGGTTGGGCAGTGAGAGCCGCTCGTGCAATGGATACTCGAATGGAAGAGCTTCCTCATGACACTACCGCACTGCTTCCCACTTTGTCGGCCTCGTGGGCAGTCGGCGGAGATGACTCGTAATAGGTATAGCTCCCTGCCGGGCTGCAAGGATCGGTCGACCCTACGAACACGACCTGTTCACCACCGAAGTAGAACTCCAGAACCCACATGCTCGTCCCTCCCAGGGACGTCCATGTCAGGTTGCCTGCTGCATTGGACCACTGACAGTACCCCCAGGTGTTGACCATCGAATACGAGCCGTTGTACGACGAGAAGTAGCCCGTGAGGCCGGAGATGGTTGCGGTGAACGTGTCACTAAGCTTCGGATCGCAGCCGTTGCAGTTGTTCTCTGGCTCCTCTTCTGGGCAACAACAATCCGCCATCGGACTGCCTGCGTGAGGGCCATAGGTGAAACGTAGGGGAGCGCCATCGGATGTTCGGTAAGCTGGCATGACCCCCCCCTACGGCGCAGGGCACGGCTGGAACGTGATGACGTCCGTCCAATCGGACTCAACACCCACATTGATGGCCCACATTGACCTGGTCTTCACCTGGAATGTGTGCGAGGTGCCGTTATACTGCGACGCCGTTATTACAGTCACCTGGGTCAGCTTCTCATCACCATAGGAATCAGACGCCAGCACTTGGCGCTTCTTTAAGGAGGTGGCAGCGGAGTCCAGCATGAACAGCTCCCGAGCCTTCATCTCGACGGCCGCGTCGGTCTTCGAGATGTCGGCGGGATCAAGCTTGATGCCGGCGATGAAGTTGCTCCCGCCACTCACATTGACCTTGCGGTAGATCTGCGTCAGGGGCTCCCGCTCTCCATCCGCAACACTGGTGTCCGGGATGATGCCATCCTCCTCCAAAGAGGACTCGGCGTCGATCGAGTCTCCGGTCTCACGGGCCTTCCATCGGATGGACGATACGCGTCCCCGGTTCGCCCGAAGTAGCTCGATGAGATCCGCCGGCCCCAGGTACTTGCATGGGCCGAACGTGGCCGTGCTCCTGCCGGCATCGACATCCTCCTCGATGCTCACCACGAGCGCGCGCATGTTCTCCCACTCCGGGCGCCCGTCTGTGAGGTTGAGGAGATTCCCCATATCCGGCTTGCCGTAGACGTCCTCGGCTACCGTCACGAACTGGCCATCGAACTGGAGAGGGTTGACCGAATTGTAGAGGGCCGCAGCGAGCCCCACCGGCACCGCTTCTCCAGAGGACGACTCGACGGTGTGCTTGTAAGTCCCCTTCTTGACGTTCGGATCGGGCGTATCGTCGGTCGGGTTCAGCTCGGTGGTGACGCATGAGTAGACGACGTATCGGTTCACCACCTGGGATACCTCCAGGCCGGATTCATCCTTCTCGTTCAGCGTGTAGGAGATGTACGCCCAGATGGTGTCCTTCTCGGCCCCGCCTGGCATCCAGGAGTGAACGGTGCCCTCGATCAGCTCGTTGGGATAATCGTGCATACCCTCTATGGCCGATCTCCCAGCATCCGTGATGATGATCGTGGCCGGGTCAATCGAAAGATCGTTTAGCCAAACCAGCTTGCGCTTCCACCACGGGATCGCGGCGGCGTCCTCCAGGTCTGCAGGGATAGCCTCGACCTTGATCTCTTGGCTCTCCTGAATGATGCGACTGCCGGCGAGCTGCATAGTCATCACGACGGCCCCGAACTCGCGGCCCGTGGCGTCGACGGGAAAGCGGTCGAGGGTGACGGACTGGTAGGATAGATCGTTGACCTGGTGCGTCTGCTCGTACTTCAGGATGACGGCCGGGATGCGGAGATCCTCCCGGCTCGTGATCGCGATGCGCTCGTTGGGTGCTCCCGCGTTCACGCTAGTGGAGACCGGCGTGAGGCTGGGCCGGCGGGCACAGTTGAACGTGGGGGGATTGGTGCTGTAGTCGAACCACGTGATGGCATCGGGACACCAGCGGAGAACCCGCCGGATCGCTTCGCCGCAGGTGATATCGACGGCCTCGTCCCAGGGGAACTGGATGGAGGGCTCGATCGTGCCAATGGCGAGCGGCACACCAGCGTCCTGTGCAAACTGGAGGATTTCCTGAATCTGCCCCCCAGCCGTGAGCCGAGTGCCGGCGACGTTCTGTCCTAGGATCACCCGGCCCTTGTACTGAGGCGTAGCCTCTTCTTCCCCCGCATCCCATAGCATCCACTGCTGCTGGAAGATGAGGTTGTCGAGGTGCCACCAGGGGCCGGCGAACTTGTAGAGAATGGATTCGGCTTTTGGCGTGCCCTCGCGCGGAACCTGAATAACCCGGCCCACGAACCAGGGCGTGGTGTCCTTGAGGATCTCCACGGTCGATCCGTAGGCGAACACGGGAGGACCGTCAAAGGCGGCGCCATCCGCGAGACACGTCACGATATCCTGTTCCTGGCTGCGGCGAAGACGCGTGAGGGACCCGAGGCCCCAGGCCTCACAGGTCTTCGTCTGGCCGTCGTACCGAATGGACCACACGACGCTCATCAGTTCCTTGCCGCATTCTTAACCTGGTCTCGCAGGTCCTTTAGCTGGTCGGCCAGCTTGAGCACGATCGCCGCGATTTCCTTCAGGCTCGCCCCGGAAGTCTCAACAGCTGCTTCCAGGTTCTTCAGCTCGGCCTTGTCCTTTGAGGACATTAAGTGCCCAGCCTTTTCGCTGCGAAAGTTCTTCAGTCGTGCTTGTGCCTTCTGATAGTCGGTCTGAGCGTCAACCTGCGAATCAACAGCATCGCCAAACTCCATGACCTTGTCAGCGGCGGCATCACGAGTAGCCTCCTCACGCTCCTTCTTCAGGATCGGCGTCTCTTTCGCTTTTCGCTCATAGACGATCGTATCCTTCTGCGCGCTCTGGACGCGCCGATTGCTTCGCTCCTGGGCGATCTGCTGATCGATCTCCTTCAGTTCTTTCTGAGCTTCCTTCAGCGCCTCTTTGTTCGCAGTCTCAGTTGCGGAGAGCTCAGCTCTCACCTGCTTTGCCATCGGCCCCTTATCGCCGGGAGTGGCTCCTTGAATGCGTTCAATGGCGGCCTTCCGTTTAGCCTCCAGCCCATCTACCTCGGCCTGCAAAGAGTCGATCTTGTCCTTGATCTTCTTCCGCGCCGGCTCCAGCTCCTGGAGATTCATCACGTTCTGCTCGATGTCGAGGCTCAGGTTTGACTGAGCCTTCTGCTTCTCTAGGTCAGCAATCTTGCGATCCCGAGCAGGAGACTCCTTCTCTGTGCGCGTCTTCGCCAGTTCGCGGTCTATGATTGCATCGGCTTCCTGTTTCCTCATGGCGTAGATGCGGGAGAGATCTGCGAGGGTCTCCTTCAGGCGATCCTGGATTCCCTTAATCTCCTTCGCAAGGGCGTCGAGCTTGACCTTGTTGACCTTCTCGAACTCCTCCTTGGTCTTGACGACGCCCTCAGCCGTATCGAAGGTGGTAGTCTTGAGATCTATCCATTCCCGGACAATCGTTCCAACCTTCCATCCGGCCAGGGCTGAGCCGACCACGGCGATGAGCGGGCCGATGCCGGCGAAGAGGCCTCGGATACTCTGGCCAATCTGCACGATGCCAGTCATGTCTCCCTTGAGGAGACGCATCGCCCCACTCATCACACCCGTGGTGGCGGAGATCTTCCGGCCGGTCTGCTCAAAGGATTCGCCCGTATCAACGCCGGCCTTCTTGACGTCGGATGTGACCGTCTTCAGATCACGCAGATCGTTGCCGGCGTCCTTGATGGAGCTGCCGGACTGCGTCTGCTTTACGTTGATCTCGAACTCGGACATGGCGGCTACTCGTTGCCGGAGCTGCTCTGATCGATCGTCAGGGGGCCGTTGACAGGGCCGATGATGATGGTGTTGTCGTCGCCCATGCTCCCGCTTGGAACGCCAACCGGCTTGGACTCACCATTGTCGCCAAAGAGGGCGTTGCCCGCTGCAGCGAGGCCGACGGCCGTCCCGATATCTGCCACCGTGGAGATGGTCATGGCACCGGGGTTATCCTTCCACGCCTGCCAGTAGCCGGTGAGACCGAGCACATCGAGCCCGAGGTTGATGCCCTGGCCGCCTGGCTGGGCCTGGGCCTGCAGCGCGTGCCGTTCCATGACGGCCCGGTCGTGGCGCGAGACGGTGTAAGCGGAGGCGCAGCCAGTAGCCCCACAGACGGCGAGGATGAACGCGGCCACGAGTGCGAGAGCTCCAACGATGCAGACGATCCTACCGATGACTTTCATGTGCGTTTCCTTTCTTTGTGGTTGAGAAGCGCCTGAACGATCGCCAAAGCGCCAGCTATGGCGCTGGCAGGTGACGTGACGCCTGATGCACCTGGACGAAGTGCCAGCTTTGGCTTGGGCAAATCAGATGGCCACAGGCTGTGGCTCAACTCGTCATGCCATTTCTGGAGCTTAGCGGAGGTCACGCAGCAAGGCCCTCGTCTTGGGATGGTTCCGGAGCTTCAGCAGAGCGCGGCGCTCAATATCGATGATCTGCTGGACCGATGGGATGTCCCGGACAACACCCGTGATGAACATGAGCGCCGCGACTTCCGAATAGGGGCGAAGGGGCACGCCAGCTGGATCTCTGCGCTCACGCTGGCCACCGTCCACCACGTGGACCATGTCGGGCATATCGTCAAACGTCGGCGTGGGAGTCAGAGAGTCGAGTGTGAGAGCGGCGTTCATTGGATCTCCAGCACCCCCGAGGCTCCCCAGACCAGCGGATCGGAGACGGAACGAAGCACGAGGCGGAGCTGCTCCTCCGGGTAGGGCAATCCCGTGACCTGCCACGTCAGGGAGTTGGTGCCAACAACGCGACTCGTGAACGTGGCAACAGGAGTGAACCCGACCGTGGGAGTGATGTACCCGATCTGAACCGAGTCGCCGGCTCCAGCCTGGACCCACTCCAGGTCGATGTAGGAGCCATGGGTGATCGTCTCGCCGGCGACCGGAGTGTGGATGAAGATGCCGGCGATCGTGAACGGTTCAATGGAGCGGCCGATCTGCTCGCCCTCCAGATCCGTGACGCGGACGACGGCCCGCTCGGTGATGATGGTCTCGTCCCACCATGGCAACGAGTAGACGCACGAGGCCGCGCAGTTGGTGACGGGTAACCCGTAGGCGATGTACCGCGTGTAGTTGGAGCCGCCATCCACCGACAGCTGCAGGTGAACCCTCCTAGGGATCGGCGCGTACTCGCACGTGGGCCAGTCGGTGCGGTTAGTGAGAGCCGCAACGACCACCTCGTATTCGTTCCCGGCCGGGGCCGACGTGGTGAGCATGGGGCGAGGCTGCACAGCCACATGGAATGGCGCCTGCACGGGCCTGACGGGAGTGTTGCAGCCTGGCAGAACAGCGATCAGCATGCCCAGCAATCCATGCACGCAGCCAAGAAGGAACGCGAACTGGAGTCGGTATCTCATGGCAGCAGGAGTCCCCCGACGAAGTGGAGCGCCTGCGTCGCACCGCCGGCCACGATGACGTTGATGTTGGTCGTCAGACCATTCGTTCCATGGGCCTGGTACGCGGAACTCACGTTGCAGTAGGAAAGCTCTGCGCCGTAGCCCGTGAATTTCCGTGAACCGTACAGCAGCCAGCCGTCGTCGTAGATCACCGCGACCGTGTTGCTGTTGTGGGCATAGGCCCATCCGGACCCACCGGCGATCGACTTTCGGTACCAGCCATCCAGGGGCGCAGAATAGAACGTCATCGAGGGAGCCGCCGCCGCGCCATCGTAGGCGCGCACATTGCAGTTGAGATCATCCTCGTACAGCTGCAGGGACCCGTGGAGCATCGTGATACCGTTGGTGCTCACATAGCCCACCGCAACGCCGTCCACCACCCAGTAGAGTCGGTTCGTCGTCTGGATCTCGCCCTCGCCGACAAGCGGGAAGTGAACGGATACCGTGTGCTCGTCCACCCGCTCGATCCGACCGACCGCCTCATCGATTCCCTTCTGCACATTGGTGACCGAGTTCGGCGTCAGGTCGCCAACGCGGGCCAGGTACAACGGGAAGTCGACCAGGTTCGCGGCCGATCCAGAGTAGGGAACGTCCGAGGTGATGCTGTGGACGTGCGCGGCGCCCGTGCCGTCGAAAAGCGTATCCAGCTCGGCCTGCAGGTCGTCGATCTGGAAGCTACTGAGAAACGGAGCCGACCCGATATTGCTGTGGTCGACCGTCGCCCAGTCGATCGACCGGACGGCATCCGGAGTTGCGCTCGTGGCCCCAGAGTTGGCGATGCTCTGCTGCAGGAGAAGATTGCCGTAGCTCCTCACCAGCATCGCGTCGGTCGACTGAACGGCAATTTCGTACACATAGGAGCTGTTCGTGGTCTCATTCGCCGTGCTCCACCGCACGTTGACAACGCCACCCGTGGCGACCGAGACCTGGCCCGTAATGACGTAGTAGGCTGTCAGGTTCGTGGATGTCGTGGGGCGGTACCGGAAGGTGACCAGGTGTGCGGATGACAGATCGATCGGCGCTCCGTAGTTCAGGTATATGGGCTCCAGGTTCACCGTCTCTCCTCGACGGATCAGCAGGTCCTGCTTCGCGAGCTTCTCGGTATTCACTTGCCACCGAAGCGTGGGGGCGATGTCGGCGGCGCGCGCGCAGGGGGCAGAGAGCATGGCGCAGAGGGCCGCAGAGAGGAACAGAACGGACGAAACGGATCTCATGTTTTCTCCTATGGCTTGGCCACGACCGTTACAGTGCCCGTGTCGGCCGGATACGTGAAATCCTCCCAGTACCGGCCCGGAACAGTCCAGGGTGTCGTATAGCCGCCGTTGTAGTAGCCTTCATGGTAGGTGTTCGCTGCGGGACCTCCAGAAATAGCCATCCATCCGTTGCCGGCCGTCCCCCATCGCAGTTGCCTTCCTGCCGCGTTTGTGAATCCAACATCGAACACATCGGGGAACGATGCCTGGATGTAGATGCCGTTGCGGTTGGTGTCAGAGGCAAAGCCTGAGACCGAGTAAGCGTGGTTTGGCGTTACGGTGATCGAGCCTGATCCAGCGAATATGGACCACCCGGAAGTGTGAGGCCACTTTCCGACGTCACTGTTGGCATTCAGGGTCGTCCAGGATGCCTCGTACAGCTGCCAGTAGGAGTTGGCCCCTCCCGCAATCTGATCGAGCTTGTAGATGCCGTTGGTGTATGTCGTTCCAGCGGCATTTGTGCTGGCAATTCTATACTCGCCGTTGGCGTTGGTCGGCGAGGTAAGACCGCTGACCGTATAGGACTCATAGGGCTGCGTCGTGGTGGTGGTCGTGGGTACGGACAGAACTCGGATCACCAGGCCTTGGGAGGAAATGGCGGCGATCGCAGCGGAGGCCGCGATGCACAGGACAAGGACCAGGAGCAGACTATGGTTGCGTGTAGTCAATGGCGGGCATCCAGTTGGTGGCGGCTGTTATGTTCGTGGCGATCGTACCGACCCAGTACCCGGCCGGGACCGAGATCGAGAGGTTGACGTTCGTGGCGACGGTCGTGGTCACCAGGCCAGTGCCGGCGGTGACGTAGTTCCTGGCCGCGTTGGTGGCGTGGCGCAGGGCGATGTCGGCAATGACGCTGCCGGCTTCGGTGAGGCCGCGATAGGCTCTCAGCGTTCCCGCGCGGGCAAAGTAGAACCACACCATGTTCTGAGCGTTGGTCTGCGGCTGTGGGTCCGTGAAGCAGAGCGTGTTCGTGAGGGCAGCCTTCTCGAAGGTGTTCCAGACTGTGTTCGAGAGATTGCTGTCGGCCGCCTGGTAAAGGGCGAGGACGGCGTTGGATAGAGCGATATCGGCGGCCTGGTACAGCTGCACGAGCGCATTCGAGAGCGCGGCGTCGGCGTTCGTAGTGGAAAGGCCGTTACGCGCAGCGAAGTTCGTCGGGCTCACGACAACGCCATTGCTGTCTGCCTGGACGGGCCAGGAGGTGGCAGTCGCCGGAGATCCAGTTGGGGAGCCGGCCAGGGTCCAGAAGCTGGTGGAGGCGGCGGCCCAGGCAGTATTGGTGCCGGCGGACAGGTACCAGCGGTAGTAGTAGAGCTGCGATGCGGTGAGGCCGGTGATGTTGGTGGAGACCGCTCCGGTGGCCACGCCGCTGATGAGGCCGTTGGTGCTGGCCCAGCTGGCGGCGTTGCTGCCGCCGTCGCTGGTGCCGTAGTAGAGCCGCAGGTAGGTCGTGTTCGTTCCGCCGTTCGTCGAGACCACGTTACCGCACAGCCAGGCGGCCGTGCGGGTGATGCCGGTGGCGGAGGCGCAGTCCACTTGCAGCGCGGCGGCAGACTTCTGCCACGGACCCACGCAGACGCACACGGACAGCAGAAGACAGATCAGGCGCTTCATAGTTCCTCCCCTGGGCCGAGGGTTAGGACGGCTGCGCCGTCGCGGATCTCGGCGATCTCCGGGTACCAGCGATCGGTGGATTGGATGTAGTGGTACCAGCGGCCGTTGTGCCAGCGCGCCCACGCCTGGTCTTCGTGCTTCTGGACGTAGCGGGCATCGGCTTCCTGCTGGGTGTAGATCGTCTGACCCTGGGGCATGGTCGTGGGGACGGCTCCAACGCCATCCTCGTAGATCTGCAACGTGGTGCAGCCCGGTGTCACGTCGCGCCCTGGGGAATCGTTGGTCACATACGAGATCGCCACCCAGAAGACCTTGTTCGTATCGGGAGCCACAGCGGGGCTCATCTCGGCATTGGTGAAGTACACCAGGGCATGCTGATGCGTCCTTGCGGCCCACTGATCCGAAGTGAGGGCGCCGTTGAGGTCCGCCGCGAGAACGGTCTTGGCGACCAGCACGTTCGCCGACGCCGTGGGGCCATCCAGGATCGTGACGGTGAGCGAGGCGATGTTGGAGATGTCGGTGATGATCGCATTCGAGACGCCAATCGCGATCTCGAACTGGATGTCGTTGCCGCGCCAGGACGCAGGGGTGCCGCCGGTGAAGATGTCCTTGAGGGCTGTTCCGGGAGCAATGGCCGCGTCGGCCAGGATGCGAATGCGTCTTCGTCCCAGTATCATGATGGCCTCTCCTTCAGGATCTTCCCGCCAGTGATCGTGTAATCGAGCAGCACCGTGACGCCGAGCAGGCGCGGATTGCAGGCATGCACGACCGCATCCTTGAGATATCGCTCGACCTCCTTCGTAGGGCTCTTTGCCGTGATAGTCACCAGGCCGCGCGCGAGCGTCTCCTCGGCGTGCTCCAGGTAGAAGACCTGCGCGTCCGCCAGATCCTCGAACAGGTGAGACCGGGTGAATGTGATCACGGTCTTGCGGTTCTTCCGATCATAGTTGTCCTGGGACGCGGCGCGGAGGTGTGGGGCCTCCTGCAGCGCGATGCCAAAGTTGCCTCGGATGTCGATCGGGCCATCCCGGTCGTCCCCGGCCAGAACCGTGTTGTCGAGCTTGATGATCATGCCGCATTCACTTCGAGCTTGAAGAGATCCACGAGCGCGCCGGCGTTGAGAGTCCGGAGCGTCTTGAACTCCAGATCCGGAACCCGGTCGCCGATGGCATAGGCGTGCTGAGCGGCCTGCAGGGTGCAGCCGTAGATCGTGGCCTTCGGGTTGCTTGCGCCGCCCGTGATGACCAGCGTCTGGGCCTTGTCCAGGATGGAGACGCCGCGCGCCACGCCGGTCCCCTGCAGCTTCATGAGGCCGTGCAGATCCGCGACCTTGATGCCGATGGGCTTGCACTTGGCCGATACGGAGGCGTTGCCATTGTAGATCCAGTCGAAGATGCCGATGTCGTCGACGATCTGTGGATCGAGCCCCACGTCGAAGCTCAGCACCCAGCCGTCCTTCGTCTGGATCGCGTTCCAAGGGGCGCTGAGCGCGCCCAGGGCGGCGCTGTAGGGCACCGTGAGGATGTTGGCCAGGGTGAGGGAGGTGTCGGTGAAGGCGGCGTCGGCCAGGGCGAATAGATGCGACGCGTTGCTCCAGGCCTGGTTGTCGGTGCCGATGCAGGTGAGCGTGACCTGGCCCATCACCGTCTTGACGGAGGATAGGAGAATGTCCGGCATCTTCGAGACGAACCCGCTCGAATAGGTGAGCTTCTCCTTGCCGTTGAGGGGCCACACGACAACGCTCTTGTCGGTGCTGGGCATGGCCGATGCACCGGGCGTGCAGGCGGTGTGCGGATAGAGCACCTCGAAGACGCTCGCGGGCGTGGTGCCCTCGATCTCGCCGGCCGGGGTGAAGGTGATCTCGGTGATGATCTGCTGGATGCGCTCATCCAGCTTGCCGCGCCCAGACACGACGATGTCGAAGAGGTCGTAGCGGGTCGCGATCTTGATCTCGTCCTTGATCCAGAACGTGACGCCGTTGAAGGTCACGATGGCGGGGCCGCGAAGGATAGTTGCGTCTGTTCTGCTGAGCATGTTGATCTCCCTATTCCAGTTTGAAGCCGGCGGTTGCCTTGCAGTTGATCAGATAGATCAGGGCTCCGCCCGAATCGTTCACGAGCACGAAACTCTCGGCAAAGGCCGGCACCTGGCGCGCCGGGTTGAGCAGGCACAGGATCATCGCCACGACCTGGGAGGCGCTCTTCTTGGTTCCGCTGGCGCTCTGGTTTACGACGACGTTCTCGGTGACGGTGATCGCGACCTTCAGGTCCAGGCTATAGGCGCCCACGCCAAGCGTCTCGGGCTTGCCGGTGACGGTTTCCACAATGACGCAGAGGCCAATCTTCCCGAGCTTGATCTCGATCGTGTTGAGGATGTCGCCCTTGAGCTCGGTGATGACGGGGATGTTGCTGAAGAACGGGTCATTCAGCAGCGCCCTGGAGATCTGGACCTGGATGTCATTGAGAGGGTCCTGGCTCATGCGACGGCCCTCCGGTTATTCGCTTCGACGCGGGCGAGCATCTGGGAGAGCTCGTCATGGATCGCATCATCGATGTACTGCGGATCGGGAAGCGCGCGGGGATCGGCGTACTGGGTAACCTTCTTTGCGAGCCAGTACCAGACTGTGCCGACGCCTGTCGTGGCCTTCGCGGCTGTCGCCTTCACGCGCAGGCCCTTCTTCTTCCCCTTCTGAACCGTGCGCTGGTAGTTGTAGGCGGCGATCAGGGCGGGCCGTGTAACCCAGAGCTTGGGGTCGAACACCATGGCGAACTTGAGGGCCGGCGTGGCGCCCTCGCGCGGAGAGCCGGCGGCGTAGGCGGCGGCCGTGGCGGGGATGGCGAGATGCGAGACGCGCTTGGGGGTGATGGTTCCGCCGTAGACCTTCTGATTGAAGGCCGGATCGGTGACGGCGATCGTCGCCTGGTTGGCGTCCACAGAGGCCAGGGCAGTCGACTTTCGAATGCGCGCCCAGAATCCCTGCTCGGGCCAGCCCATCTTGTTCCCCTCGGCATTGCGCATGGCAAAGTGGTCGCGCAGCTCCTTCTCGACGCGCTTGCCGGCGACCTGCAGGATCTGTTCTGGACGATCGACGATGTCCTGCAGCGTCTGCAGCATCGGCGTGGCGGTGTCGCGAGTGATGGAGATCTCAAGCATGAACGGCCTCCGCTTGAGCTTCTGGAAGATACAGGCCTGCCCAGTCCGGGATCTCAGTAGTCTGCCCGTGAAGCTTGTGGTCGCAGTCGTTCAGGAACTCGATCTGGCCGTCGCGGACAAATGAATGGCAGCGGTACGTTCCAATGGAGAGGATGCTGGGTGACACCGTTGGCTTCTCTACATCCCTGTTCCAGGTCCACCGGACCTCATTGAACCAATGCGCATATCCGCAGGCGGGGCAGAAGAACGCGAACTGGGGAGTGTGCGGTTCCAGCGGGCCGGAGAGTTTGAAGGCCTTGATCTTCATGCCTTGCCCCCCGCCTTAGCAAGGCCTACGGCGGGCGTGCCCGTCCAGGAGATGGTGTCGCCATCGAACGAAATCCGGTCACCGAAGATCGTGCGGAGCGCATTGAGAGTGTCCGGGGAGAGGTCCTGGGTAGAGGCAAAGAGCGCCTCGTTGAAGTCCTCATCCACCGGCTGGATCTCCTCGCCCGGCCCCAGGAGACCGAAGTCCTCTGCATCGCGGCGGGAGACGTCGTCGAGCCCCATGCCGCTCCCGAAGTCAAACGGCGGCCACGGCGTTCCGAAAGCCGAGATCGCGGTCCAGATGGGGTCGGTCTTGAGAGCGATCATGCGGTCATTGCCGACGAGCTTTCCGCCTGCAGCCACCCATCGCCACGTCCAGTTCCGGGGCTCCTTGCGGTTCTCGATCCGAACGAGTTCATAGGCTGGATAGGCGTCCAGGATCGCGGGCTGCATGTCGGTCTTGCGGCGGGCGTAGTTGGTGGCGTGCCCGGTCTGGATGTCGTAGATGAGGCCGAGGCGCCGGCGAGAGGCCAGGTCTATGAGTCCGCCGGATTCATCGGAGAGCCCGGCGTCGATGGCATGCTGACGCATGTCGCCGATGAAGCTGGAGCGATCGACGTAGGCCGATGCGACCTTGCCCGTGGCGGGATTGATGACCTTCTCCTTCTGCATCGAGACGGCCATGAGGAGCTTCGACTTGGCGGTCTCCAGGAAATGGGCGTCCTCGACGGCCGCACTGAAGAACGCCCGCTCGCGGAGGGCTGTCGGCACCTCGGACCATTCGGCCGTGCGCAGAGTGGACGCCACGACGCTCTTGGCGTCGAGCTTCGCGATCGCGTCCTGCAGGGGAACGGCTGTGGTGAAGAGCTTCATGGGTTAGAGGCCGGTCATCGAGTCGCGGGTCATGATGCGGGTGGGTTTGCGGACAATCGTGATGCTGCCGGCGCCGGACTGCACATCCGGCGTCTCGGGATCGTCCGGCATGGAGATGGGGAGGTCCTCGGTGCCGGCGATATCGAGATCCTTGTAGGCGCGGGAGATCTGGGTCTTGTGATCCTCGGAGAGGTTGAGCCCTGGAATCCGGGGTTGAAGGGCTTCGAGAGTCAGGAGCGCGGCGCAACCCTTGAGCTCGGGCGGTACCGCGTAGGGCGTGAGCGATCTCTGGATGCGCTTGGCTATCCGGTTGCGGATGTAGTTGCAGCGGTCATGCATGGTCTCGTCAAACGGATTCGCCTGGCCTTCCGCGAGGGCGGCGGTACAGACGGCTTCGACGAGGGCTCCCACCTGGTAGCGGTTGAGGTCAGCGACCGTTATGACGACCCATGCGCTCATGTTCAGATCCTCGGGCCGAGGGCCAGCCGGCTGGGAGGTGACAGCCGGCCGGCCCATGCCCCTCGCTAGCGGCTGCGGTTATCGAGAACGACTTCGGCCAGGAAGTTCGACGTGGCCGAAACTTTGAGCACGTCCCCCTTGAGCTGCACGTACCCGTTCGTCGACAGGTCTGCGGACCCGGACGTGGCGCTCGTGATGGTCGTGAGCGAGTTCGTGAGTGCCCCGGTCGAGTCGACCTGGCTGAACACCATGGCGTTGGTGCACGCCGCGCCGGCCATGTTCTGCGCTCGGATCGACAGGATCTTCGCGTTATAGAACGCAGCGCTGTTGGTGTACGCGGCGGACGTGGTGCCAGAGAGGATCACCCTCTGGTACTCGTCGGCCTTGGCTTTCGGGGCGATGCTGACACTGGCCACGATCACAACGGCGAGCGTGGCGCTGATGAGCTTTCGGAACATACCGTTTCTCCTTCTTCGTGAGTCCTTGAATCGAGTTGCGATGACAGACAGAGAACGAGGCGGGGGGCTTTCTCTGCCCCCCGCCCAGGGGTTGACTAGCTGATGTTGAGACGCCGGGCGCTGCCGGTGCTGACGATGTTGGAGTAGTGGGCGACGCTGATCTCGATCAGCTTGGCGCTGAGTTCGCGCCGGTAGACTTGGAACTGTCCGCCGGTCGTGGTGATGAACCGCTTCAGGGAGGACGGGTCCTCCATGACGGGGCTCGACGTGCGGTGGAACGCGATGGCGTAGGCGCCCAGCATGCGCGTCTTGTCGCCCGTGCCCGTGCCGTACCGCTCGCCGAACTTGCGCAGGCCCTGCTCCAGCCCGAGCCACTCGCTCAGCAGCTGGGGAGTCCACATCGAGCTCGCGAACCCGCCGGCCTTGTCGGTCGACCGCAGGTTCTGCACGCGATAGGTCCAGCCCGTTGACCCGATCGCCAACGCGTTGGCGTTCAGGCCGGTCGTCGTCCCGACCGCCTCGCACAGGTCGAGGAGATCGATGTCCGGATCGCTGACGGGGGCGGTGATCCACTTGACGGCCGTGCCGGCGTGCAGCGCGAGGAGCGCCGTGACCGCGCGGCGGAGGTCGTTGCGCATGATCCGGTTCTTGAGCCAGCCGGCGTAGAGCTGTTCCCAGTTGGGAATCTCGCCGACGACATCAAGGTCGCCCACGAAGGCGAGACCCTTGTTGATCGTGCGCGCGCTTTCGAGCTCGCCCTTGAACTCCACGATCTTGAAGTTCGTGCCCGGCGCCCGAGCGTCATCGGTCTCGCTCAGGAACTGCTGGACGTTGCCGAACTTGCGGAACTCGAACCGCCGGCCGGCCGGCACTCCGGGGGCGATGAAGTCCAGGGCTTCCTGGATCTTGTCCGCGTCGGTCATGCCGCCCACGAACGCCGTGAGAGGCTGGCTCATGAACGAGTTGTTGAACGACTGCTCGTTCGCGGCACAGATGATACCCTTGCCAGGGTTGGCGCCGTAGAAGACGGGCGCGAGTTCGAGAACCTGATGGCCGGCCGCATTCGCGGCGGCGATGAGTCTGCTGTCGATCTGCATGTTGCTGCTCCCTGTTGGGATTCTGAGTTACTGTTTCGATCCTTCGCTGCTGACGTCGTCCTTTGTGTTACGTCACGACGATCTTGACCGGCGAGCACGGGGCCATCTCGACCTCGTCGTCATTCGCATCGGCGGCGGTGATGGCCGTCCCGACGATGTAGTACGTGCCGCCCGCCACGGGCAGCGTCTTGACCTTCTCGCCATCCGCGATGAGGATGGCGTTCACGGCGATCGCGGCCGACGCGATCACACGAACCGTGGTGTCGGCGCCGCCCAGGGCCTGGACCCCGACTTCATAGCCATCGAGTTCGGTGGCCATGGAGACGCCGATCGGCACGCCGTCGTTTGCCGCGACGGTGCCGGCGGCCGAGAGCTTCACCAGCTTGTGCAGGTTTACGGTGCCCGAGGCCGTGGCTGTGAACCTGCCTCCTTGATGGGTCCCGACGTTGGTGATCGCGTTGATCGCGGCCACGAGTTTCCGCCCGGAGGCGAGAATGATCGCCAGACGGGCACGCAGTGCGCGCAGCTTGTTCATGTGCTGCTGTCCTTTCTCCGCCTTCAGGCGGTGTTGAGGCCTGATCCCCGGCCCCTACGGGTTGCGGGCATTCGCCCGAAATCGTTACGCCTTGCCCCCGTTGGGCATCAGCTTGTAGAGCTCGGAATGCTTCGCCTGGCATTCATTCCAGGCGATCTCCCAGGTGGTCTTCGTGGTCGCCATGTGCTGGCGGACGAGATCGACGAAGCGGTCGGCGGCCGGACGCGTGCCGAGATCCGCGTTCGCGGCGGCCACGCGGGCGGGGTCAACGACCGATTCGACCTTGAGAGCGGCCGGGGCGAAGAGCTCATTGACGGCCGCCGGGAGCTTCATGATCTTGTCGCGCCAGTGCTCGCGATCGGCGGCGACGATCCGGCCGGCGGCCGTGGCGCCATCCAGGATGGAGTTGACGGAGGTTGCGATCGCATCCGCCTTCTCCTGCTGGAGAGCGGCGCGGAGCGCATCCATTTCGGCGCGCAGGTTGGCGCCCCATGTGCGCTCCTGCAGGAGGGCGTTCTCCTTTTCCGCGACGATCTTGGCCAGGGCCGCGAGCTGCTGGTCGGCGGTATCCTTCGCGGCGACGGCAGCGGCGAGAGCGTCCTTGAGCTGCAGCATCTCGGCGCAGCAGTCGGCCAGCTGCTGGGCAACGATGCTCCCATCCATCATGACGGCGGCCACGGCGGCGGAATCGATCGGGGGCGGGACAGCCTCATTGACGGCCGCGCCGGCGATGTTCGGGCGGGGCGTGATGCCCATCGAGTAGAACGCGACGGGCTCGCAGATCGCGAGGTCATCCTTCTTCTCGGCGGTCCTGGCCAGGCCCCAGTGCGGCGACGGGGCGAGCGTCTCGTTGGCGGCCAGGATCGTCTTCGCCTCCGGCGTGAAGTCGCCGATCACGACGAGCGCATCCTCGCCCGCTTCCATGCCCGTGTTCTTGCCGAGACGCGACCAGGCGTTGGCAGCCGTGGCCTTGGCATAGTCCGGATGGCCCATGAAGATGGGCGAGCCGGAGACGATCCGGCTCAGGCGCCCACGGAAGGAATTGAACGCGGCCATGAGCCGGCCGGCGACCGCCTTATCGAGACGCTGAACGACCTTCTCCTCCTTGCCTTCGGCGTTCACGATCGTGACGGGCCACATGCCGTAGGGAATGGTCATGCGTCCCTCGACGACGCGTGCGTTGACGGCCGTCGCGCCGGCGACGGAGGGGAAGTCGGCGACGGCTGAGATCGTGGCGGAGTTGCAGGCAGTCAGAATGACGATGCGCTTCATGCTGAGGTCCTTTCGGTGTTCGTGTTTCGAGATCGTGCTCACGCCGCGTCCTCCTCGACGAGCGTGATGGTCCAGAAGTCGGCGGAGAGATCGGAGTTCACCAGATACTTGAATGGCATGTAGAAGTAGCCCTTGTCGCCCCAGGCCTCGCCCCAGGAGTTGCGAACGATGAACTGCAGGCTCTGGGAGTCGTAGCCGACAGCCATCACTGCATGGCCGCCCAGGAGCCGCTCCCCAGGGCCGGGCATGGGGACGACGCCGGCCTTCGCCACCGACTGAGTCTCGAAGGACTCGTAGACACTGAACCCGAAGACGAAGGGATGCCCGGCGGCAAGGCAGACCTGGAAGTCGGTGATGGTCTGGCGCAGCCGCTGGTACTTGAGCACCTGGTGGTCGAGCGCGTGACGGTAGCACTTGATCGAGGGCTTGCGCGTGAAGCGCGAGGTCACGTAGGGCCATTCGGATTCCGGGCACACTCCCTGCCGAACGACGCTCTTGATGCCGTCGCGGAGCATGGCGCCGGAGTCCTGGTCGACCGTGCCTTCGATCTTGCGCTCGTTCCAGTAGATGAACAGGCGGGACGGGACGAAGGATTCCGCCACAGACCCACGCAGACAGCCACGGACCTGCTCGAACTGGTGCGCAGCGCCGATGGCGTTCGCCGTGCAGCTTCCCAGCTCCCCCTGGTTGTAGACGGCCGGACACTGGGCGCGGAGATCCACCTTGGGGGGAAGCTGGAGCGGATCATAGCCTCTGGGCGTCCAGAGGTAGTAGAGATCGCGGTGATCGGGTAGATCCGGGACCCATCCGTAGCGGCGGCTCATCGAATTTCCCCTTTCTTGGAGGCCTTGCGAGATTTGCCCCTGCAAATCGACGCTATGCCCTTGCAAACCGTTTCGGGGTCGCCGCGTCGGGTGTCCGGACGCGTTTCCGGCCGGCCCGTTGTAGGGCATCGTGGGGGCTCGGCGCTGGCAGCGCCGGCCAAGGGGCAAGTGTCATGGGGCAAGGGGGCGGAATTGAGGCCCTGCAGCCCCTGGATGGCGGCCTGCTGGTCGTTGATCTGGCGGCGGCACTCCTGGGCGTCGAAGTGATGCCCCTCCTGGACGTGCTCCTTCTCCTGGATCTCGCGCAGGTGAATGCGCTCGGCCAGGCAGTTGATGGCGGTCTGGTACTTCATGCGAACACGGCTCTCTGGGTTGGGGGTCTGGGCTTAACGTCGCGCTTCCATGAGAACCAACCGAACATCCGAACGGCGCGGTACATGAGCCAGGCACTCGACGGGCGGCATCCGACGTAGATCATGATCTCGTAGAAGAGCGCATCGGCCTCGGCCCTGTCGCAGAGACTGAAGTCGATGTAGTGCTCCGCGTACACTCGATCGTGGAACAACGCGGCGATGCCGTAAGGATTTCCCGTGAGGCCAGCCGGAGGGAATACGCGCCAGAGGAACCGGGGGATCGAGGCGAAGTCAAACTCGAAGCCGCCCAGCACTCGGCAAAGTCGGCCCGTGAACCGGCCGCGCGACACGCGATAGGAGATGGAACGCGCCACCCTCCATTTCCGGCCGTCGATGTACTCAACCATAAGAGGCAGGCCCTCGAAGCGGTCATCACGATCAGCGATGAGGCAGGCGGAATTCATGCGGTTGCCTCCGAGAGCTTCGCTTCGTTCTGCTGGAGCGCATTGACGACGCACGTGCCGAGCATGCCTTCGCCGATCTTGGCGAGCCGGGCGATGTTCTCCTGGGTGAGCAGCTGCGGAGGCATCTCCTTGATGGCTGCCTCCACAAGGTCGATGTACTCCGACTGCGTGGCCCGTTCAGGCAGCGATGCTTCCAGATCCGCAAGCCACTTCTCGAACATCCGAGCGCGGCCCTTCAGGGTTTCATCGATGGCCTCTTGCACGAGATCGTTGCGGATCTCCTCCGCGCGCGCGGCCTGACCTACGGACGCGAGATCCTGTCTGGTGATGAGCGAGTTCGCAGCACGCACAGCCGGCAGTACCCCAGGCGACATGGGCGCCGGCGGGACGAGAACGGTCTGGCCCGGCTGCGGCAGTGTGCGCTGGTAGCGTTGGGCAAGGTCCTCCTGGGTGAAGGGGAAGTTGCGCTCGGCCAGGAATCGATCGACCTCGATGTCGGCTTTGACATCCGACTTCGCGCTGGTCTTCCACTCGACCCATGCGAGCGGCTCCTCGTCGAAGCGGTACCGGATGACCGGGAGCACAACGTACTCGTTGAGCGCCTCGGAGATCATCATCCCGTCGTCCTGTTCCAGAATGACGGACTCCGTGCCCTGCACGGTGACGCCGCTCTGATTCGGGCCGCCGGCGGAATCGGTCATGAGGTTGCCGCCGCGCCACAGAACCGTGATGGCCTTGACCATCGCCTCGTACATCTGCGGCCAGGGGAGCGTGCCCTTGAGCGCCATCTCGATCGGGTTGATGCTGACGCCGTCGCCCGTGACCATCTTGAGATCGAAGCTGAAGTTGTCCACGGCGTCTTCGAGCGTGCGCCATTCGTCGCTGTCGGGAGAGGCATTGGTCTTGCCGTGGATGCCTGGCCCGACGCGGCCGTTGTAGATGGCCCAGTCGGTGAGGGCCATGCGCTTGAGGAGGTACAGGACCGACGTGGCCGCCATGAGCCCGTCGCCTCGCGTGATGAGCCAACCATCGGGCTCCAGGGGGACGCCCTCGATCGCCAGATCCTGGGGAAGGTACCGCAGATTCCCGGTCGTGCGTTCGAACCACCACAGCGGCATGGCGGTTGTCTGGAGCGTGAGCCCTTCCGGCCTGGGTTGCCACACGATCTCATGCACCTGCCACTGGAACCCGATGGCCCGCATCATCTGCCGGGCGAGCGTGGTAGTTCCGCCCTTGTTCGATGGATCGAGCACGTCGGCCGCAGTCAGGTTGTCCAGGGCAAACGTGATGGCATCGATGTGCCGGCGCACGGCCGGGCTATCCGGCTTCTGGCCCGGAGCGGCGACGACCTTGTACCCGTAGCGGGGCACGGCCTTATGGCGCTTGTTGCAGTCCGCGCCAACGCGATCGTCGCGCCACTGGATGGCGTGCCACAGGAGGGCCGTCTCGCGAAGGTAGCCACGGGTGAAGCTGTCGAGATACGAGGAGAGGTTCTCGGGCGTGAGCTGTGGGATCGGGTTGGGCGCGAAGCGGATCGCGTCGGTAACGCGGGCGGAACTGACGGCCGTGGACTTGGTCTTGCGGGGCTTGCTCATGCGCAGATCCTCCTGGCGCGCTGCGGGACAGCCCGGCCGCGCGACGCTCGCTCTGCCGTCGGGTGCTGGACAACATCGCCGCCGCCGCCCCACTTCTTCTTGGACACGCCGCACGACCCGGCCGAGTTGAGCACGTGGAACGAGATCTTCCCGCTGTCGAAGGTGTCGCCGTGGCCGCCATCGGTGTCGACCTCGCAGCCATAGACGCCGTGATCCTTGATGACGGAGCGGTGGTCTTTCTTGAAGTAGGCTTCCGGGGGCAGGACACAACGGTTGTCGTTGATCTCGGCAGTGTACAAGTCCCCGGTGAAGGTCTTGTAGTTGACCGACGTTTTGTACCCTGACGGAAGAGGGTCGACCGTTTCGCCTGAGACAATGATATCGACGGGAATGAGCGAGGCGAACTCCTGACGCGTCTCGTCGGCGAAGTACTTCTCATTCGATCCATCGATGCCCATGCGTCGGGCCGGCGCGCCGGCCGCCTTGCAGCACTCCACGATTCGCCTCATGCGTTCACGTGCGATCTTCGCGTTGCGGGTTTTCCAGAGCGCATTCAGCACGGTTGCATACTCGATGCCGTTGCGCTGCGTGACGCTGACACTCGTCGGGTTACTCATGCCCTGCTCGGTAGTGGCGACATCGACGCCGATCCCCGTGGGCAAGCCCGGAATGACATGGCCGCGAAGCCAGGCGACCACGCGCTCGAAGTCGCGGTCGTTGTCGCAGTAGATGCATGCGCACTTCCCGATGCCGCGTTGCTGGGCGGTGTGCAGGGCGAGTGCGTCGATCGCGGCCGAGCCGCCGGCTTCGTGGACGAGCATGTAGTTCCACTTGCGGGCGTTGGGGCTCATGCCGGCGAGGGCCTTCTCCAGGGGCATGGGCTCGCCGGTCTTCTTGTCGAAAAGCGTGTGGCCGGCGGCGTAGGCGTCAGCCAGATCCACGCGGTGGACGAGGATGCCCGTCTGCGAGATGTAGAAGTGCCCCTTGGGATCGGGCTTGAACGTGCCGACGTCCTTGGGGAGCGTCATTTCGTAGCCGGGATGGCGATCGTCGCCGCAGAGGTTGCTGGCGTAGATGAGCCGGAAGGTCGGGTCGGTGTCGATGATGGGATCGGTAGCGAGCTGGAGATCGCGCTCCAGCTCGGGGTGTGTGAATTGCTGCTCGTCGCGGAACACCCAGCCGCCCCACCCGCGAGCCGTTGCCGGATTCGGGGCGATGACGAGCAGTCTCGAATATCGGGTCTTGTCAAAGTAGAGGCGGAACTCCAGGCGCTTCGACTTGTAGAGATCGGCGTAGTCGTCGTCGGTGAGGGAGCGGTAGGACTTCCCTGTCTCCGAGTTGGCGGCCACCAGGTTCACATCGCTCCCCTGGGCGGAGTTCTCCAGGGCCATCTTGAGCGCGGCGGCCTCCTGCTGGATCTTGATGGCTTGCTCGGTGGCGGAGAGCGTCATGCTCACCAGCTCGGAGCCAACGAGGAGCGAGGCCGATGCGGCGATGACCGATTGCCCTGGAGCCGAGGACATGGCGTCGAACGCCATCGATCCGAGCGTCGTCGATTTGCGGCCGCGCCGGGTCCAGAACAGGTACATGACGCGCGTCTGGCGGGCGGCCACCATGGCGTGCTTCTCGTACTCGCGGCGCTGCCACTGTTTGATCGGGGCGGTCACTTGGGCAACGCAACCTTTCCTGACTTCTCCAGCTCGTCCACGTCCCGGAGGAACTCCCGGCGGATGGCGGCGATCTTTTCGGCGCGGGGTGCTGTGCTCTCGGCGATCTGGCGGAGGCGGTCCTGGTCGAATCGATCGAGGATGTTCTCGGCAGCGGCGTTTTCGAATTGGTCACGCGCGAGCCTGACGGTGTCCTCCCTGGACCGCTGCCGGCGGAGCGCGATGTGGAGCTTCGCGTCTTTGGTCTTCAGGGCCTGGATCTCGAACACAGCCTGCGCGGCCTTGTTGATCTTGTCGTCATCCAGGGCGAAGCCAGGCATCGCCTTGAGGTCGGTCTTGAGTTGATCGGCGAGCGAAGCGGCTTCTTCGATCTGGCTGGTGACGTAGTACCAGCCGTAGAAGTCGCTGAGGGCGGCCGGCGATGTGGTGATCCCGAGCTCCTTGGCGATCTTCTGCAGGGTCGCCTTCTGCGTGCCTGTCTCCAGCCAGCCGATGACCTTGACCTGGTCGAGCTTGGGCAGCGTCTTGAGCTTGGAGTCTCCGCGCGGCTTCATGCGAGGGCGGCTCTCCCTTCATCGGTGAGCGTCCATTTCGGCTGCTTGAAGTTGTCGAGGACACCAGTGATCCACAGGTTGGACTGCATCATTTTGATGGCTGCATCGAACTCGGCTCGCAAGGGCGCGGGGGAGATCACGAGGCAGGCCTGGGCGTAGAACGCCTTCTCGGGGAGAAGGTACCTGCTGCTCTGCGCGAGGATGTTGAGCAGTTCCTTCTGGATGTAGATCTCTCTCTCTTCCCTCGTCATGTCAGCCGCCCTCTGTTAGGCCTCGCATTTCGGCGATCGATATTGCGCAGGCGTTGATCTTCTCGTGAACGCCTCCGATATCGGTCTTGATCTCAAGCCGAAGCGCATCGGTTCTCTCCTTATGCTCCTCCTCCGTCTTTCGCAGCTCCTCATGGACGACGGATTTGAACTGCTCGGCGGCGACTTGGATCATCAGTCTGAAGTCGGTGCGTTGCTGGTCGTGGAACTGATTGCACTGCTCAACGGTCATGAGTTTTGGCGCGGCGGTTACCTGCAGAGGCTGCGGCGTGATCTCGCGCTTCTCGCTCTTCCCCAGGACGCCACGCAGCTCGCGGAGGAAGCCCAGCACCACAACGGCACAGGCAATGAAGATCCCAACATCTCTGAAGTCCGGCGTCATAGAGAGACTCCTGAAGGAATGGGTTGCAGGGCATGAGGGAGAAAGGATCGGGGCGAGGAGCACCAGGGAAGGCGGTGCGAAAGAAGGAGGGGGCGGGCCGGGCGTGACGCGGCCGCGCCCCCAGGTACTGGAGCGTGCGGACTGAGATGTTGATGGGCGTCTACATGCTGATCCTCCTTTGAAGATCTTGTCTGCGGATGAACAGCTGCGCTATTCCTTCGCTTCAACATGGGATCACTATGATCACATGCCAGGGGAAAGCGTTACGGTTGCGTGCGCTGGATGCGCTAGATGGGCGCGAAAACGATTTGCTGCGTCGCCGGAATTAGAACGACCGCCAGATCTGGAGGGCGCACTGCGCCAGGAACGCGAGGACGGCAAAGCAGATCGTCCAGACGGCCATCGTGTAGAAAAGGCCGACCATGCGTTTGATCTCCCGCACCTCGGCGGTGATCCCGCGCACGAGATCGTTGGTGCAGCGTGCCGACTGCTCGTAGGCAACCTGATCCTGCGAGCGCTTGCTCGACATGGCGGCAGCAACGGTCGGGATCTCCAGCGGCGTGTTGCAGTTCGGGCAGTCGAGAAGCTGGCCGATCATCGCCTGGTCGGCTTCGAGGGGATGCTGGCATGAACTACAACTGAAGCGGATGGTGCTCATGGGGGGCATCCTTTGTATTGGACTCATGGTTATCGATGACGATGCGGACGCGGTTAGCGCACTGTATGTACGCCTGCTCGGGAGTGTCAGCGAACCCGCTGCCCTCCGGTCGCTCTGCACGTCTGCGCATCCATGCCTCGATGCGTTTCACCGCGTCCAACAACTGCTCGGACGGTACAGGAGTAACCGCTCCGAGCGTGGCCCCTGAATGCTTGTCGTTACTCATGGTTCCGTCTGCACTCATGGTTTCTTTTCCTTCCCGTACTTCTCCCGGATCTCACGCACGACCCATTCACGCTCGGTGGGGCTTAGGTAGTTCATGATGGCCTGCCGGATGATATCTGACTTGTTGGTCATCTTCTCCCCCGCCTTCTGTTCAACGAGATCCAGAAGGAACTTCGGAAGCGTGAACGACGCGATCACGGTTTCCTTGTGTGGGCGATTGGCCATGGTCAGAAGGGTATATTAAAAAAACATATTTTTCAACAGCTACTTCTTGACTGGGGTATAATATTCAATATGATACCTCCCAGAATGAAACGCAAGACACGCTTCGATGACAATGTTCCTGTCTCCGTGTTGATCCCAAAGCCTCTCCAGGAAATGGCTTACCGACGGGCCGTTCGAGAGGATCTCTCATTCTCACAGCTCGTTCGACGAGCCATCCGAAAGGAACTTGAGAGTCAGGGCATGTGCGTGCCTGAGCCCACGGAGGCAACATGAGCCCAGCCCGGCTCTCTCCTCTCTCGCCTCCCGCCGCCGCGATCCGCAGGGCGGTGCAGCAGGAGCTGGCGCTGAATCCCCCCAAGGTGGAGATCTCGGCCAACGAGCTGGCCCGCGTTGGCATCCCGGCGCTGAAGCAATGGTTTCGCTTGGACGAGTGCGCCACGATCTTCGCCGTCTCGACCAGCCAGGTCCGCAACTGGATCGACGCGGGCGTGTTGGAGGCCCGTGGAATCAACAGCGTTATCGATCCCACGAAGCCGCCCGAGCGGAAGCACAAGCGCGTGACGCGCGAGAGCGTGGTGCGGCTCCTGAATGATCGGTCGAGGACCGTGTGAGGCGGAAAGAGCATGGCGCATGGTGCAGGGCAAGTGGCGTGACAAGACAAAGGAGGAAGGCGTGAAGAAGGACGGACTGGAAGCGGCGTTGTCGAAGCGTGGGCACGATATGAAGCGCATCCACGGAGTGAAGGGCCTGAAGCGATGCCCCTTCTGCGGGGCGAAGGCGATCGTGACGTGGTTCAGCGAGACCCCGCCCGACTGCCCGAGGCCATGGTTCTCGGTCCAATGCTCCAAGAACACGGCAAGGGCTTATCGGGAAGGGATGGGTTGCCCGGTGACGGCAACGGCTATCGGAGAGAGCATTGAGTTGGTCAAAGCATCGTGGAACACCCGTTCGGAGGGCGTGGCGTGAAGAAGAAGACGGTGACGGCTGTTGAGGTGGTGCCGAAGAGCAGCATAGGTAAGTGGAGCGACGAGCAGTTGGCGGCGAGGGTCGTCGGCCTGCACATGCAGGCGAAGCAGTTCGCGAGCGCAGCGGTTTACTGCTCGGCGGCGGCTGGGGCGATCATGCTCCAGAAGAAGGCGGCGACGGAGCACGGGCAGTTTGGGGCCTGGCTTGAGCAAGTGGCAAGTGACCTTGGGGTGTCAGAGCGGTCCTGCCAGAAGTACATGGCCCTGGCCCTGGAGATGGTGGAGCGGATCAAGCTCCTGCCAAAAACGAACCGCGATTCGTTTTTGCCTGCAACGACCAAGCTACATGGCGATCTGCCGGCGGAAAGCATTCTCGGGCTCCTAGCCCAGTTCGATCCCTCGAAAGTCAACGATCTGCGCACGCAGAAGGTGATCGACCTGGTGAAGCATGTGACGGGGCAGAGCACGCTGCGGCAGCTGTACTTCGACTGGAACATCGCCCAGGCGCCGAAGCGCGAAGGTGGGGACCCAGAGACACCACCTGAGATGGCTCCTCCGAGCGACCCAATGCGCGAGGCCGACACCGACTGGACGGACCTTCTGAAGCGCATCTACGACCACGGGATCAAGCGCAAGGACTGGCAGCACCTATCGCACAAGCGCATCGCCGAGGCCTACGGGATACTGAAGCTGGTGGTTGACGAGATGGCGCCAGTGATCCGCGAGATCAGCAAGCGATAGGAGCCTGCCATGGATCTTCCTGCATTGATGACCGATGGGGAGTATGCCGTTCTTCCTGATGACGTCCGCAAGGAAGTCCATGCATGGTTCGTGGCGGTGCAGCCGCTCCTGGGTGGGAATGTCGAGGGCGGGATGATGGCGGCCTATCGCAGGCTCTCTCAGCAGTTCAATGTCTCCATGGCGACGGTGCGCGGCAAGGTGGCGGCGATCAGGACGCTCGGCTGGCGCGGCGCCGTTAACCACGCGAAGGTTCCGGCGGGCCGAAAACTGCCGCGCGCGTTCATCGAGCACTGGAGGCGGCTCTGCGAGGAGAATCAGCGCAACTGTAAGCAGGCGTACAATAAGCTCGTCTACCAGTGGAAGTACACGGATGAGCCGATCCCCGGCTATGAGACGCAGCCGCCGGCATCGATCGGTGGGATTCCCCGAGGCTGGCACTACGGCAACCTGATGCGGTATGCGCCGACGAAGTTCGAGCTGACGGCCGCGCGCGTCGGGCGGTCTGCGGCGGCGACCTACCGGCAGAAGATCCTGACGACTCGGGTTGGGCTGGAGGTGATGCAGTACTGCCTCTTCGACGATCTGGAGCATGACGCTCTGACGAACCTGGTGGGCGTGAACAAGCAGGCACGGCGGCCCCTGGAGCTGGGCGCCTTCGATCTCTTCTCGGGCTGCAAGTTCGCGTATGGGTTGAAACCGATCCTGGACGGGGATGACGGCGCGAAGCAGATGCTACGCGGGCGCGACATGCGGTTCCTGCTGGCCCTGGTGTTGACGCAGATCGGGTACCGCCTGGCCGGCACGACGTTCGTGGTCGAGTGGGGCACGGCCGCGATCCAGGAGCAGATGGAGAAGCGGATCTTTGACATGACGGCCGGCGCTGTTACGGTGCAGCGCTCCGGCATCGAGGGTGCGCCGGCTCTGCATGGGTGGTACGAGGGGAGAGGCAAGGGCAACTTCCGCCTGAAGGCGGCGTTCGAGTCGCAGCACTCGCTTGTCCACAATGTCACGGCCGCGCTTCCTGGTCAGCTCGGGCTCGATCGCAATCACTCGCCTGAGGAGTTGCACGGGCGCGAGCGCGTGAACAAGATGCTGCTCAAAGCGGCGGAGGCCCTGCCTCCCGAGAAGGCCGCGCTCCTCCGCTTCCCGTTCATCCACTTCCATCAGTTCCACGAGATCCTGGATGCGATCTACCGCCTGATCAATGCGCGGACGGATCACGACCTGGAGGGGTTTGAGGCGGCCGGGCTGATCACCCAGGAGTATCGCCTCGACATCCGCGACAAGCGGTGGCTGCCGGCGGCATCCCTGGACATGCTCGTGCCGCAGAAGCGTGACGCGGTGGCGGCGCTGATCGAACGGCCGGGGATGACGCGGTGCCGAAAGCTGGCCCCGATCGAGGTCTGGGAGGCGGGCCGGAAGAACCTCGTGAAGCTCCCGATCTGGAGCCTGCCCTCGATCCTGGGCCAGGACCTGGCTGTGGAGCGCACGGTGAACGACGAGGGGGCGTTCCAGTTCGAGGATGAGGATCTCTCGCCTGATCCGCTCGTCTACCTGGCGCAGGTGACGAACCGCGATGGGCACACGGTGCTCCTCAAGGACAAGGAGACATACCTCACCTTCGTGAATCCGTTCGACTTCTCCAAGATGATCGTGTGCGACGCGCGCGGCGGCTACATCGGCACCTGCGACCGCGTCGTGCCGCCGAGTAAGGCGCGGCCCGAGGATCTGTATCCCGCCATGGGCGAGGCGGCGCACACGGAGAAGATTCGTCTGGCCGGTTTCCGCGCGCGGCACGCGGGCACCGTGGCTCAGCGAACCGAGGACGAGGCGTGGAACGACAAGGTCATCTCGGGCGCGCCCGTGCTGCCTGAGGAGATCGCCGTTGCCGCGCGCCTGCGCAAACTCTCGAAGGGCAGCGCCACGGAAGCGCTTGCCGCCGACCAAGAGCAGGCGGCGCCGAAGAGGGCGCCGCGTGAGGCCTATGCAATCTCGATGGAGGAACTGAGCGAACTGTAGAGAAAGAGGAGGCGTGACATGGCGGACGAAGGCGTGACGGTCGTAGAGGGGCAGGAGCGGCTGGAGGATGTGGAGCGCGAGTGCTCCGGCACCAACCAGATCAACATCGGCGGGAACACGGTGACGAAGGCCACCGAGCACCTGCCCGAGCAACAGAAGATCCTCATCCGGTGGGCGTACCAGGTGGCGCGCGACAAGGGAATGTCGTGGGCCGATCTGGAGAAGGCGAGCGGGATCTCGCAGACGACCTGGTACCGGATCTGGCACGACAAGTACATCAACTCGGCTACGGGGGGGCGGGTCTCCCTGTCGAGCATCATCCAGAAGGTGGAGAAGTGGAAGCACCTCTACGAGGCGCGCGCGCACATCAACGATGAGCTGTTCGTGGAGACGAGCGTGTGGGAGCGGATCGACTGGATCTGCCAGAAGGTTCGCATCCGCCGGAAGATCGGGATGATCTACGGCGAGAGCCACTGCGGCAAGAGCGAGTGCCTGAAGCGGGTGCAGCGGCTCAACAACCACGGCGCGACGACCTACGTCGAGATGCCTCCCTCGGGCGGCGTGCAGCTGATGACGCGGACCATTGCCAAGGCCCTGCACGTCGCCAGCAGCACGTGCTACGAGCACCTGATCGAGGACGTCATGGAGGCCCTGGACGACTCGAAGCTGCTCATTATCGATGAGGTCCACCGCGTCTTCACGACCTACCAGCGCACCTCGGTGATGCGCTGCCTCGACGTGCTGCGCTACATCCACGACCAGACGCACTGCGGGATGGTCCTTTGCGGGACGAACGCGTTCCGGGATGAGCTCCAGGAGGGCACGTTCTGGCAGTACCTGAAGCAGCTGCGCCGGCGCGGGCTCTACGAGATCCAGCTGCCGGACGTGCCGCCGCGCGCAGACCTGGATCTGATCGCAAAGCACTACGGCCTCCCGCCTGCCTCGGGCGAGGCCGAGCAGACGATGCTGCAGAGCGTGAAGAATAACGGCCTGGCCGTCTACTTCACGCGGCTCGACGACGCCGTCGAGATGGCCGCCAAGGCCAAGGCCACGCTGACCTGGACCCACTTCGAGAAGGCCGTCGCCTACACCGAGAAGATGAAGGCGGTTCGGTAGGAGGCGCACCATGGAGAAGGAAGCAGAGGTGGCGTTCGCGAAGAAGTGGAAGGCGGCCATGCAGTCGGTGAATGGCCTGCTGTTGATTCGAGCGGCGGAGGAGCGGGCCTTGAATGCGGCCGTCGAGGCATTGGCGGGGCATGTCCCGCGGAACTGTCAGAACTAAGGAGGTAGGTATGGCGGACAAACCAGATAGCGAGATGGGGAAGACGTTTACAGCGCTCGTGCGGATTCACGAGGCCAACGTCAAGATCGAGTACCCGAGCGAGCAGGAGCAGAACTTCCGCGTGGCGATCATGAAGAAGATCGCCCAGGTCCTGGAGCTTGCCGACCTGCGTCAGCTCGGGATCGCCGGGAGCAGCAAAGGCATTCCTCGGCCCGCCGCGACGGGGGCAGGCAAGGGAGGCGGCTCATGAACCTCGGGGCGGATGTGATCAGCCCGGAGGCCCTCCTGGCGTTCGTAGCGCTGGCCCTGGTCGTCGGGGCGATGGGTGGCATGCTGCTAGGGCGTTGGTGTGACCGCAATGACAGGGAGGCGAACCATGGGGCGCATGGGACTGTCCAATAGGATGCAGGGGCTCTTCCGCCCGCTCGTCACGAAGGCCTGGCTCGCGCACTGCGAGCGGAACGTGGATCTCGATCCGATGAGCAGCATCGACCACTCCATATGGTACCGCAAGGTTATGATGGACAAGTTCCACTTCGACTCCACGAAGGCAATCGACGGGGACAACGTCAAGCAGGTCGATGAGCTATTCCAGCTCTTCGCACAGATCTCTGGCGACGAGCATGAGATCGACTACTGGTCGCGCTGCGAGGAACGGCGGATGCTGTACCACATCCGGAAGCGCCTGGAGCGGATCTCCGAGCTGCAGCACTTCGTGGCCGACTGGAAGTACGTCCGTGCGATGTGGTCGCACATGAACCTGCCGCTTACGCCCGAGGAGGCCCCTGCAGAGATCCTGCAGACGCTGTTCCAGGCCCTGGACACGCACGTCCGCCGCCTGGAGAGGGACCGCAAGGAGTCGGCGCGCCGTAAGTGTGCATAGGCAATGAACGACGTCCTCCAGGCTCAGCGCAAGGAACTCGAAGACGCGATCGAGCAGTACCTGCTTGCCCGCGCCGACTGGGTTCCGACCGAAGAGATCTGCAGGACGTTCGGCGTGGGGGAGCGGAAGCTTCGTGACGATGGCAACCAGGTCGGCCTCTGCAGCCGGTTCGCGTTGTCCAGGACGGACAACGGCGGGGGGTACATCCACGTGCAGGTTGCCTCCACGGAGCAGTACCAGGAGTTCAGAGGCCGCACGCGCAAGCATGCCATCAAGGAGCTGATGCGCGTTCGGGCCATGGATAGACGCCGGCAGAACGTGAGCCGGCCAGCAAAGCGAGTCGAGTGGGAGAGAGACACGGGCCAGGGTCTGATCCCCGGCCTGGACGTCTCCAGGAGGACAGCATGACAAGGGAGAGGGTTCCATTCCGGGCGGTGTTCGCCTGCAACGGCTGCGGCAAGGACGTCGAGCTGACGGCCGACGCGCAGGCCCGCGCAACCGACATCATTATGCACTGGCAGAAGGACTGCCACAGCCGATGCGACGAATGTTTGAAGAAGCGGAAGCCTACAGCCGAAGACCGCCGCGATGGTCTCAAACCAAAATACCAGATCCGCCATGCGGACGGGAGTCCGTGCGATTCAGACGCGAAATACTTCGTTCTGCGTCTGGACTACCATCCGGGCTGCGATGAGCGGCACATTAGCGCCTGTCGGGCCGCCGTCATGACTTACGCACACCAGATCCAGAACCATCTTCCCACGCTGGCCTCTGACATCTGGCGCACACTGGAGGACCGGGAATGAGAGACCTGCCCTACAGCAAGACGGCCGACATCGCATCAATGGACGCGGCCGTTCCTCAAGAGCCAACCCGCCCAAAGAAGACCAAGCCCGCCGTCCCGCCGACGCACTGCCACGAGGCCTATGGCTGCAAGCTGCGCAAGGATGGCAAGTGCTCTCCGCTGCACTGCTTCAACGCACTGAAGTACAAGGAGGCACCATGTTCAAGCTAATCCAGTATATCCAGCGCCAGCGCGCGTGGTCAAAGAGGACATTCGGCCCTGGGAAACGAACGGTGGGGCTGAAGCGACACATCCTCAAGGAACTGGCCGAGATCACGGCTGAGCCTGAGAGCCTGGAGGAGTGGGTTGACGTCGTCATTCTCGCGCTGGATGGCGCATGGCGCGCTGGGCATAACCCTGCCGAAATAGTTGCCGAGTTGCAGCGGAAGCAGTCCATTAACTTCAAACGAGAATGGCCGCCTCCTGGCCCACAGCATAATCCTACTGAGTACATCCGCCATCGGTGCAAGGGGTGTGGGTTTCCAGTTGCAGAGGGTGGTGCGTTCTGTGGTGAGTGTGCATGCGAAGACGAGGCGCCATGACCAACGTTCCCGACGTGAAAATGGCTGCAGCAGGTGAGGCCAATCTCTACCTCATCATCTACCGCCACGACGGCCGCGAATGGCGCACGGTAGGCGAAGGCCCAACACCGGAAGCGGCAGCGGCCAGCTTTCGAAGGGATCATCCCCACGTAGAACTCGTGAGATGTGAATGAACATCGAGCAACTGACGCTTCCATTGAGCCAATTTTCCGCTCTGTACCTACCGCACAGTGGCAATGTCGTCTTCTATCGGAACGGCAATGATCTCGGATTCATGCGATGGGCAGACAAGACTCTCTTCGTGGTGACTGGTTGCTCGGTGTCGAAGGATCTGCAGCCTGTTGCTGCCGAGTACATACGGACGCACGCACTACCGACAGATGACGAAGCCATCATCATCAGACCGGGGGCATGATATGGACCTCACCATCGCGGAGATCCGCGCCAAGACAATCGTCGACCAGCTGGCCCCTTTCTGCAGCCGGATCGAGATCGCCGGCAGCATCCGCCGGCGGCAGCCCCAGGTTGGCGACATCGACCTGGTCATTGAGCCGCTACCGGGGAAGCGCCGCTACATCCGGGAGCGCTGTCTGTCCTGGCGCCCCCAGCTCCTGCAGGACGGCCAGATCAACCTCGTGTTCAGCCTCAAGGAGACGCAGGTCGACATCTTCTTCTCCGACGAGCCTGGCGCGGATCTCTTCAGCGAGCCGACTAACTTCGGCAGCCTCCTGGTGTGCAGGACCGGCAGCAAGGAGTTCAATGTCGCCCTGTGCGACCGCGCGAAGGATCGAGGCCTGCACTGGAATCCCTACCGTGGCGTCATAGAGCACGGCCGCGTCATTGCCTGCGCCACGGAGGAGGCCGTCTTCAAAGCCCTGGGCCTGGCCTGGATCAAACCGGAGGACCGCGAGATCACGAGTGTACGGGCCGGCGCTGTGTAGTGCCGGCGAACAAGTCAGAGCGGCGCCAACCGCTCCAACCGATAGACGTTTGACCCGTCCATCACCCTGCCAAAGCTGCTCGCCGACGTGGCACACTCAGCTGACGGCAGACTATCGGAAGGAGCACGCAGTGAAAAGTCCTCTCAACTATCTCGGTGGCAAGTCCCGCCTGGCCGAGCGCATCGTCAAACTCATCCCCTCCGACCACCTCTGCTACTGCGAACCGTTCTGTGGCGCAGCCTGGGTGCTGTTCAGCAAGGAGGAGTCGAAGGTAGAGGTTATCAACGATGCCGACGGCGAACTTGTGGTGTTCTGGCGTGTGATCCAGAACCACCTCGACGAGTTCCTGCGCTACTACAAGTGGGCCGTGATCTCCCGTCGCATCTTCACCCTGGAGAACATGAAGAACCCCGAGACGTTGACGGACATCCAGCGCGCCGTCCGCTATTTCTACCTGCAGAAGCTCGGCTTCGGCGGGAAGACGTTCAAGAGGACGTTCGGGTATTCGGCCACCGAGCCGTCGCACCTGGGCGTGGCGACGATCCAGGACCGCCTCCTGGAGGTCCACTGGCGGCTTGAGCGAGTGACGATCGAACACCTGGACGCGGTCAACTGCATCGAGCGCTACGACCGCCCGACCACGCTGTTCTACATCGACCCTCCCTACTGGTCGACGGCCGGGTACGCCATCAAGTGGGGCGAGGCCGACTTCATCCGGCTCCGCAAGGCCCTCGACAAGGTCCATGGCCGCTTCCTGCTGTCATTGAATGATCACCCGGAGGTCCGCAAGCTATTCGCCGGCTTCCGGATCAGGTCTGTCAGCACGTCCTACAGCGCCGCCAATGGCCGCGTCCGTGGAGGGGGCCGGTCCCATGGAAGGTCCGAGGTAATCATCGACAACCTCGACCGTCGATAAACAGGCCCACGTTCGCTCGACGTTGGCCTGTGGCGGCCTGCAGGGGCCTTGCGGGGGTACTTCCAACACCCTCGCAACGGCCTTTCAGGGGGTCGGAACAGTGCCAGAACCGATGCGAACTCGCCCGTTTTGGGCCTGTTCTGGCCTCGGATTGCTAGAATCGCCCTCTGAGGCCCGCGTCCCCCCAGAAACCCCTGATATTCGGGCTAATTCAGGCTCCTGCGGGCTCCTTTGGCATTGCCAGAGTCCCACGAGAGAAAGCCCCCGGCCTCGCTCATGCTCGC